CCCAGACCTAATCAGGTTTAATCATAGTGTCTACATGCTCACACACAAGGGAATGAGTGTCATCCCATCCGGTCGCTATCGGAGCTTTTTACCCCTACTAGCTTTGATGGTCGTTAACCATCTCGGTCCCGGATGGACAAATCACTATTTCTTTTGTCCCGTTATTCTCTGCCGATTCCATCGGCTCGACTGGTTTTGAAGGATTCAAATTCTCCCCAAATAGGGTGAGAAACTCAATGAACGAAGGTGAGGGAAGTGGAGAAAATTCTCCACACTTCTCAATCCGAACTTCTTGTTTCTTGAGTCCTTCGAACCAGTCACCAATATCCTCTGTAAGATCCAAGTCACAAAGTGAGACAGGTTCATCAGTAAGAAGATTCTTATCCAAAAAGATTTCCTTGATCCGGTTCCATTCTGGCTCTAAGCCAGGAAGGTCCTGGAGATCACCACCTTCCCATTCATATGGGTCGATGGTCTGATCAGAAAGACATTTCTCAAACATGTCCAGACAATGCTGTCGGGCTCGTTCTAAAACGAACCGACTCTTGCCGGACTGAATAAAGATATAGTCTATCTCATAGAAGTCTCGAGGAGGAAAATCCTCTATTTGATATTTACCCTGTTTCACAATTGAGTTCACATGGTCTTTTGTTTCTTTAGGAAAGTGTTCTTCTACTTTCTTAAAAAACCTTTTCAACTCTCCATGGGATAAATCAGATGAACTACTTTCATTGCATTCAATGAAGGCTCTAATCTGATCCATGGTTCGGCGTCCATCTAAGGAACCCGATACCTGCTGCGATTTTGTGCCCCTTAAAACGGGCACAGGCACAGCACGGATATCAGTTCCTGGAATGAGTTCGCTCTTGTCGAAAGGTTTGAGTAGATCGTAGAGATACACTCTCTTCAAAAGACCAGGATCGTATCGAAAACCTGTACTGAGAGAATCCACTAAGCCCAATCCTCCTTTCTTTTTGCTAAGATGGAGACTACGGGGAGTCTTACGAAGGGGTAACAGATTTCTTTTAATAAACTCTGTTTTAACCCAGTCGTGTTCTCCCCAGTAAAATTGGGTCTCTTCAAAACAATAGGAAAGAGAAACTCCTACACGTTTTTGGCAAGAAACCTTGCCTGTGTGGAGAACCTTTCCTCTGTAGAAGAGCTGGGAATTCACTGTACAGAAATCCGGATCAATGAAGTTTTTACCGAGAGAGAGGCTAAGACCGACCTGGGGAGCTTGTGCCCTCCAAGTCTTGATCTCCTCCTCTCCCCCTCTGGCGACGACATCGTCACCATTAATGAGGTATGAATACTTCGGAAATCCGGAATAGGAGACTATATAATCGTTAAGAAAACACAATAATGGGAAACTCAAAAGAGAACCCATAAGTTGGCCAGAAGTCTGAATTCCTTTTTTCCCTTTAGGATAAAGGATCTCATGACTAGAACACTCCCACCGGACCCATTCTCGTGTGGGTTCATGATCAATTGATTCAAGAATACCCTCTACGAGAGCTTGGGTCACAGACATGGGAAAGTTATCTGTTGCCGCTGTGTAATCTCCTGATAACCATAGGTCATCAAGGTTAGAACGATTGTTAATCTCCTGTATCATCGATTCGATACGGAAAATCCAAGGAAGGGTGTCGTCTTGGAATGACTCGTGTTCTGACCAAGGGGCTTTAACGCCATTAGTCAGACAAAACTGAGGTTGTTCACCTAGGTAAGTCCAAAGAGCCCTTTGGAAGGGCTGGAGTACCTTAGTGGATGCCTCTCCTGCAGTGATCATCCGAACTTTTAACGGTTCAGAAAGAGCAACTGCTTTAACACGAGGTGGTTCCAACGGAGGACTAGCAGGAAATTGAAGGTCTAAAGTCCAATCGGACTCCTTACAAGGTATTGAGATATCATTTACATGAATATCCCATTGTAAAGATTCCGTTAGTGAGGAACTACATTCGATTCTCTTTCGAGAAACTGTTTGCGTCCACACATCCTGGAGGAAGAGTTGATGAAAATCAAACTTCTGATTTAGACCTGACGAAATTAATTCTGCTAGATCTCTGACATCACCCGGAATTGGTATTGTGTCAAATTCCTCATCAGGAATTCCTTTTTGAAAACGCATATCGGGTTCAGAAAAATCTTGGTGTTTTTCACTAAAATGTTTCTTTTTCCAATGCTTGATCAATTCGGAGTGAGGCTTTGTACGAATCCTCTGGGGAGGTTGACCCTTGCAAATTTGCAAAGGAAGATCAATCCTCCTCCAGACGGCCCAGGGCTCTTCAACGAAAGTTAACTGATTTACTCTAAGATCACTACCATAACGGCAGTTAGATGTTAGAATGATAATCGGTGACAGAAATTTCTGTCCTTTTTCGGAGAGCTCAGCCATAGGAAGTACATAGTCATTCACTGACACAATATTTTCGAACTCAACAATGTCTTGTCTGGATCCGTGGTTTTGGCCGAAGTCGTCTAAAACGACGATAGGTTGCCCACAATAGCCATCCCAATGTTCGACGGAACAAGATCGACAATATAAAAGTCGATCACGTTCCATGGAAGGAAAAAATTTCCTCCCTAATAATCGAACAAGGGCCTGAACCAGAGTAGTTTTACCCGAACCAGGAGGGCCGAAAAGGCCCACAACATAAGGTTCGAGACGAACATCTTGATTCAGTTGGCACAGTGGGTGTCCGGAATAGAGTTGACAGTTCTTTTTATCCTTCAATTCAGAAAGGTTGCCACCTAGGTGGCGACCTCTCTCATAACTTGCTCTCCCATTGGGAAGACAAGTTACAGAAGGATCATATAGTTCTGCTACTCTTTTTCCGACTTTCCGGCCATATTCGCGGAGACCCTCCAGATGGTGTATTGGAACTTCCAGTACATCTTCCGGTGGTCGACAAAGGGATGCTTGATGTTTCACATAAGCTTCATCAATCATATCTTTTCCAACTGGGGCACAAAGTGCCTTTGCTTGGAGAAGATTAAAGTAAAATTGTACTCTCTTCTCTTTATTATGAGAGAGAATCGAATTTAACTTTGATTTAGTAATTTCCGGAAATAATGGAAAGAAGTCTCCCGTAGGGAGCTCTTGATCCATTTGTTTCGAAAACTCACGTCTCAGTGAAACTTTGATAAGCTTTACGTACTCCTTTTCCTCCTTCCCAGAAGGAATAGTACGTAAGTAATGAACTAATAAGTGGTATAATCTATGTTTTGTCGTAAGACGCTTCATAGAATAAGTAAATTTCTTTAAACCGTTCTTTGAGTAAAGCCTCCTCCTCTTCGGAGATTCAGAGGAAGCGAGAACTCGACAGATACGGCCAGGAAATTT